CTTCTCCAGCGCCTTCGTAACTGGCCTTGATGTTGGACGGCAGGACAAATCCGTTACGGGTCAGCGTCGGAAATTGTCGGGCCATCAAACCCCCTTCCCTGCGTGGTATAGCCGGACCACGCGCGAACGTGGCCCAGCTGCACTTGCCAACGACGAGCGTATTTCCTCGCGCGCCTTGAGCAGTTCATCGACTGTGCGGTACTCCACGGTACGGTCGGTGTAGCGCACAGTTTTCTCACCGCGAGCAATGGCCGCCTCAACCGCGTCGAGGTGCTTTTTTGTAAAGGACATATCAGCGTCTCTTCAGATAGCCGCTGGCAGAGCTGCGGCGTTGAGGGGGTGCTGCCGGTCGCGATTGCGTAACCGGTGCAGCGGGGGGCAGTGCGGGTTGGGCTTGGCGTACAGCAGCGGGCGCCGGTGTTTGCTCAGCATCAAGTCGATCGCCCTGAACAGGCTTGATGCTCAAGGCATCATCGAACAAGCCGGACTGGGCCAGGGCTTGTCGCACCCTGTCCCAATCGTGTTCCTGGTAACGGTTGATGCCGAGGTAGTGCGCCATAGCGAGGCAGTACACCATCAGGTCAAGCGCTTCGTTACGCTCAGCCTTGCCCTTCACCCATTCAATGCGTTTGTGTCCGCGCACGTAGCGCACGACTTTGCGCTCGGCGACGCACTGGGCGAAAAACTCGTCCGGCAGGTCGTTGGCAAAGTGCAGCGAGCCGGGACCGTCCGGGAACGGATAGCGGTTGTAGATCCAGTCTTTGGCGGTGTCAGTACCGACGAACCACAGCTCGGCGCCGTTGCGTTCGGTCAGGCCCTTCCATGTCACGTCGACCATGGACGGGCGCTGTGCAATCACTGGCCTGCCAGGCTTGCTTGCGCCCTTGATGGCAAAGATGTTGCGCCAGCGGCGAACGCGGCAGAACTGGTAGACCTCATCGGTGTGATGACCGCCAGAGTCGACGCCCACTGCGAGAATCGCCAGACCCACACCACAAGGATGCCGGTAGCGACCCTTGAGTTTCTCGTCCAGCACAGCCCAAGTGCGTTCGTCTGCCGGGTCGCCCCAGATGACCTGATGGTCAACCACCCACCGCTCCATGCCGACGCCAAAGCCCATCACCATAAGTTCCAGACGGTTGGCTTGTACGTCGACGGCGCCAGTCAGCATCAGCACACCAGACGGCATCGCGCCGAGAGTGTAGGTCTCCAGCCGTGCCCGAGCGATCAGCACTTCCGCCTTAGTCTGTTCTAGTGCGCTGTCCCAGACCTTGGCCAGACGGGTGTTGTAGAACACCTGCATCAGGCTTGTATCGCCCTGAGCCTGGGCCTTTTTGGCGTCCTCGAACTCTTCGGCGAGCGAGGCCCAGTCCATCCAGCCGGTTGGCGAGTAGAGCGAATTGAGATGGAAGCCGACCGTCTTGCCATCGCCGCTACCATGGGCACGCCACTCGCCTCGGGCGAGCATGTCGCTCTTGTGGTGCTCCTCGATCAGCACGTCGCATTCGGAGTCTGCGCACTGATAATGCACGGTGCTGTAGTCCTTGCTGTAGAGCAGGCGTTCCCATTCCAGCACTTGCATATGCCCGCAGGTGGGGCACGGTACGTAGTAGTAACGCTGGTCACTGGACTCGAACAGGTCGGCGATTCGCGAGGCGCCCTTGATCGTCGGCGAGCTGGAGAAGTAGATCTTGGCGTTGCGACCGAAGTTGGTCGCCCGTGTCTCTGCCAACTTGATGGGGTCACCCTCCTGGCCGACATCGTTCTCCCAACGGTCGACCTCATCGCCGTAGATGTAGCGTGCCGACAGTTCCGACAGGTTGGCCGCAGAACCGGCGGTGGTGACGTACAGCGAGCCACCCTCGAATTCTTTGGTGTCCATCGTGTTGCGTGCATCCCGCGAGCGGGTGGCCGCGACCCGCTCGCGCAGAACGGGGGTGGCCTTGATGGTTTTGCTGATCCGCCCCGACACACGCTTGGACAGGCCCAGGCTGGGCAACAGTGCCAGGATGTTCGAGGGTGCCATGTGGATCAGACCGCCCATCCAGTTCAGGGCGATCTGGGTTTTCATCAACTGCGAGGCCACCATGGTGACCACGCGCCTGCAAGGGTGAGCCGGCGATAGGCAACGCATTGGCTCGCGGGCGTAAGGTGTCCGTGAGGTGCGGTACTGGCCGGGCTCAGGGGCACCGGTGTCTCGCGGGATCCGCATGTACTCGTCGGCCCATTGATCGATCCAGAGATCTGGGTCGGGGCGCAGTCCACGGAAATAAGCCTCACGGTACACCTCTGCACCGTCAGGAAATTCCGTGTGCATGGGTTCAGTCCGATGTCATGGCGTGTTCAAGGTCTGCTGAAGAGAGGCGCTCGGCCTCCTCCAGCGTTCGACGGAAGGTAGCCGTCAGGTGTTTTTCGATCAGCCAGGGATCGGTCATCGCCGCGAGGTCATGGGACAGTTGCGGCAACGGGCCGAACAACTGATCGCGCAGCAACCGGCCGGCGTTGTAGGCACCGGTTTCGACGGCTTCTTTGGAGACCAGTGAGCCTTGGGCTTTGCCCAGCTCGATCTCGGCCAGCTTGGCCATGTTGTGCTCGCGCAGGGCGCGGGCTTTCTGGAAGTCGGGAAGCTTGCCGTCGCCGGAGATCACTTGCGGCGGCGCAGCCATGGAAGTCGGCTCGGTCTGGGTCGACAGTTGGCTGTAAACGTCACGCTGAATCCGGTCTTGCTGGTGTCGTTCGGCGACGGCGGCTTTGCTCGGGTCAGCGGTGTCACGAATCAACGCTTCGCTGGCCTGCACGTCCACCATTTTTCCGTCCGGCGAAAGCACCAGACGGTTGTTGTTTTTCAACCAGGTGATATAGCTCGGCGCCCTGCCGATCCGCGCCGCGAAGGCGCTTTTCGACAGGTAAGTTGGTTCTGTCATAAGCCCTCCTTTCAACGGCTTTTCAATGCAGACCTTTCAATTTCAATGGATTGAATTTCAGTAAGCTGGGGGCGCTCCCGCTAACACTTTCCCGCGGGTTTCCGACCCCGTGTCCTTCAGATACCCCTAGGGTCCCCGGCGCTTTTTGGCGCACCAGATCGGTGCATCACCCCTTTTCGCCCCCGGCTGGAGGGACTTCGCAGACGCCCAACCGCTTGGCAGCCCAGCGTTCGTAAAGCCCGATGGCAACATCTGCGCCCGCCATCGCCGTCAGGCAACCCAGCGCGCCCGCCGTCCAAAGCGACATCCCGGCGGCGATCATCAGCATCATCGCCGACACCCCGCAGACAATGCAGGCACCGGACCGAAGCGCGAGCCTGCGCAACAACGCCCAGCCCCGCGCCCCGTCCTTATCTGCTCGCCACATTTCCCCCGACACTCCACCGACCAAGGCCAACACGACCACTAACCAGATCGGCATCTCTGCCAGCGCTTGTTGCTCGTTTGTCATTTGCTTGACCCTGAGGCTTTTGAAAGTGGATAAATCGTCAGATATGGTGAGCTGGACAAACATCTTGTCCCACCAACGATCTGTAGAGAGGAATAGCGTGTCTGGACATGACTGGCTTCAAACGATTTGCGCAGTACTGACAACGATAGTGGCTGTGTACAGTCTTGACCCGGGGAGAAGGAAGCAGCTTCGAGAGGCGATTCAAGCCGTCAGCTCCACCCTCTTTATGGTCATCTCCTACCTTTTCCTGCTCGCTCTAATCTGCATTTACGGTGAGGAGGTTTATCAGTTCGGTCGAAGTAACGCCCCGATGACACGCTTTGAAGTCCTGAACCTCATCCTCAACATAATCAGCATTGGCATGTTTGTCTGGGTAACCATTTACCTGCTTTCGAACTTGGGCAAAGGCAAAAAAGCCAAGCAATAAAAAACCGGCAATTTGGCCGGTTTGTTGTGCCGCTCTCTGCGGTCGCACCTATCGAAGATGACTACTTTTTACAGGTCGATTCCGGTGGCAGCAACCCTGTTTTAATGCCACCCGGTGAATAAGTGGGTAACGCAGGGTGAACGCCTAGCGAATGTCGGCGAATACACCTCCCCGGCATTCTGTTGTTGCGGCGGAGTCCCATACGTCCCACTTTTCAGAATCGAAGTGGGACGCCTGAGAACGCCTGAATTCGGGGCTTCGCCCCACTGTCCTACTTATCTTTCTTCTCTCTCGTGTAAAGGAAGAATTTTAAAGAACACGCGTTCGCGCGTAAGCGCGTAGTGCTCGCCCACTACGCTCACACGGGCGGGAGGCACTTCTAGGCGGGACGGTGGGACAACCCAACAACGACAAGGCCCGCACCTGTCCCACTGCATCAAAACGCAGCGAGACAAGACGGGCCAGTGGGACAACCACAACCGGAACGATGCCTGGGGTCACGCAGCCTGCCCCATCATCACGCCTAAGATCTGCAGATGCGCGTCATGCAAGCGTTGGTAATACGTGTCGCGGCCACAACCGCAGTGGGCATACCGCAAGCGCATGTCCACATCGACCGTGCAGTAATGTTCCCGCACCACCGTCACCAGCTCCGGCGCGAGATGCTTGTTCACGATCAGCTCAATATCCAACGAGCTTTCCATCGGCGCACGGAAGGCACGTCGCCCCCGAATCAGTTGCCCGTTACTCTCCATCATCATGGCAACCATGTTCCCCCCGGCGAGCCCCCCTTTCGAATGTTCTGAATGCAGCTCCTCAGCCCACAACCTCAGCAGCGAATCGATCTCCTTAATCAAAGCAAGGCTCCTCAAACTGAACCCGCTGCAGCGCCGAAGCACCACCCCACCCTGCCGGCTTCTTGTAAGCCCAAGGCCGCTGACCGCTCTTAGCCAACGCAGGCAACCGCACACGTCGCCAACCCAGCCGATGCATGATCGCCCCGACCCGCATTTGCTCCGGCTTGCCCCAATGCCCAAAGTCCAACTTCAGCGCACTGGCCAGCACCTCACTGCCGGTGGTGGTTTCGCCAATCTGCGACTCTTCCAGCCAGGTCAGTATCGGCCCTTCCCACTCATCCACGACGAAGCGCTCGTCCTGCTCCTCGCCGAACATAGGCGCTTCATCCAGCGTCACCCACCAGAGATCGCCCGCGTCGTAGCAAAACACCGCCTCGGCCCACAGCTGATCGCGCATCGAGCGCAACAACTCCAGATCCACCTTGGTACACGCGACCGGCCAGTAACGCCGGTTGCCGGTAGCGTCCTTCAGGTACTCGTCTTGGTTCGTCGTACCCACGAAAACACACTGGCGTGGCACGTCCATCGTTCTGCGGCCGTAGCTCTCGCGATAAGTGTCAGTGGACGCCGAAAAGAACTGCTTGGCCTTCGTACTCTCTGCCTTGTTGAAGCTGTCCAGCTCGCCCAGCTCGACGATCCACTTGCCCCGAATCGCCTGAAAGCCGTCCTTGTCCCCCAGCGCAAACGGTGTGTCCATAAACCACTCGCCGCCCAAAATGCTCATCGCCGTCGACTTACCAGCGCCCTGTGCACCTTCGAGAATCATCACCGAGTCAGCCTTGCAACCCGGCTTCATCACCCGAGCCACGGCCGACAACATCCAGCGCTTGCCGACCTTCGACGAGTAGTCGGTGGCCTTAACGCCCATGACCTCGGTCAGCCAACTTTCAAGCCGAGGCACCTGATCCCACTGCAGCTTGCGCAGGTACTGCCGCACTGGATGAAACGCATGGTCATGCGCAACCACACTCACCGCCTCGATCACATGCGAGGCCTTGACCCGCAAGTTGTACTGCTGCGCGAGCCACTTCATCACCCGCACATCATCAATGTCCGCCCAATCGCCCGTGCCGCCGCCATAAGGCGCCGCACGCAGCTTCACGATCTTCGAACTGAAAGCGCTGTAGCTGATCACCCCGGCCCAACGCTCATCGTTCGCCAGGATCAACTCGACGTTCTGCATGTGCGCAATCAGCGCGCCGCTTTCGCTGCGTGCCAGCAGATCTTTCCAACCGCCAGCAGCCGGCGGCTTGACCACCGCCAACACCTGACGACGCACCGCCTCCAAACCTTCCGCGACATGCAGATCATTGAAGTCGGTCCACTTGGCCTCCCGCTCACCGGAAAAGATCGGCGCGACCACCTGGCCACCGACAATCAGCGCCGCGTTGTTTGCTTTCTCTGCACCGGGGTTCCAGGCATCGCCATTAGGCTTCGTTGTCTTCCAGTCATCGTCTCGGCAGATGATCAGCGGGCAACCGGCGAAACGCTCGCGCATCGCCTTGCAAACCACCAGCAAATTGCCCGCATCAAACGCAACGGCCACGGTCAATGACGTGGCCATATGCAGACTTGCGCCAGTCGCGTAACCCTCACACACCAGCACCGGCTCGCCCGGATCCGGGTGCGGCCCGATCAGATGGAAAGCCCCCTCTTTGGACATGCCGTAAGGCCAATAGGATTTGTCCCGGCTGGTGTCCTCTTGCTTGGTCGGGAACACCACCTGCAGGCCCACAATCTCGTCCCGCACATTGCTCATCGGTATCAGGAACGCGCCGGAGCGCGGCGCATACCGAATCCCGAAGCCAACAATCTGCTTGCGATCCAGATAATCGCTACGGCCCTTCTCCGGCATGCGCTTGAACATACCTGACGCCCGCTTTGCCGCACGACGTGCCGCGTTGGCCGAGATCTCAGCCGCGCGGCGTTTGGCCTCTTCCTGTCGAGCGCGCATAACCTCACGCTCTTCAGGCGACATCCGTCCAGCCTTGACCTTGATCTTCTGAGACTCGCCCGAGCGCCAGTCACCGAACGCACCGAAGATCAGCGTCTCGCCTTTCTCCGTTTGCTGTTCATGGACGACATACCAGCCGTTCTTTTCCTTGCCTTTGTCCTGCGAAGTCTTACACCGGGTCAGCTTGCCAAACACCAGCGGCTGCGCAGGCTCAAGGCCGTAGTCCGCGAATTGCCCCAACACTTCATCGAGCATGGATGGCCTCCATGATCTCCTCGACCTCCTGGCAGCTCACGCATTGCGTGCAGCCAGGAACAGCTAAACGCCGCCCCTCGGGAATTGGGCTGTCGCAGTTTTCACAGAATAGAAATGAATGCGCCGCCAATGCTGGTTTAGCGGCGTTGCGTGCAGCGAGCGCCTGATCGATACGCTCTTGCACCAGGTCATTTGCAAAGTCAGCAATGTCAGCCACGATCAACACCCCGCGTCGTCTGGTTGACATACGTGGCGCGGTTGAACATCCCCAACAGCCCCTGAATCCCACGAAACACCTGCAGGCGAATCGCGGCCAATTCCTCATCAGTAACAACCCCGTCACCGATGCTCTTGGCCCAGGTATCCGCCAGATCCGCCACCTGCCGGAAGTAATCCGCAATGCCGGTGGTCAACGTCTCGGGCATGTCATTGGTGTACGCCTCGGCCAACTCCTGCCAGGTCGTGTCACCGACCAACGCATGCACCGCATCCAGAATGCGGCGATCCTTGGTCAGCTCCAGAATTTCGCCAAATTCTTGAATGTTGACCGTGTGGCTTGGGTGGGTTGGGGAAAGCTTGTGCTGCAGCGTGGTCGCATTCCGGCCGGTGGTGGCAGCGATGGCGGCGGCACCGCCGGGGTAGTCCCGTGCGGCATGGTAAAGCGCAAGATCGAGCGGCAA